TCTTTAATTGACGAAGAAACAGGCGAAATAAAGGATTATGAGGCATTTGAAGAACTACAAATGCAAAAGGAAGAAAAAATCGAAAATACAGCGTTATGGTATAAAAATCTTGTAGCCGAGAGCAAAGCTATAAGAGAAGAAGAAAAAGCACTTGCGGAACGTCGTAAGTCGTTGGAAAACAAGGCTGAACAATTAAAGGACTATGTAAACCAAGCATTGCAAGGCAATAAGTTCAGTACATCAAAAGTGGCGATAAGCTACAGAAAATCAACAGCAGTAGAAGTTGATGACGAATTTATCGACTATGCAATAAAGAGTAACAGTGACTTACTGACATATAAGCAACCGGAGCCAAACAAAGCGGTCATTAAGGGAATGTTGCAGGGCGGTTTTGATATTCCGCATGCAGAGTTAGTCGAAAGAAATAATATGAGCATAAAATAAGGAGTGATACATATGGGAATACCGGTTTTAATTATGGGTGAAAGCGGTAGCGGAAAAAGTGCAAGCCTAAGAAATTTTAATGAAGATGATTTGGTAATATTTAATGTGGCAAGTAAGCCACTTCCGTTCCGCAAGAAGTTAAATTCAATCAAAAAGGCTACATACAACGTTATTGCCAAAGAATTAAGTAAAAAGCAGTATAAGCGATACGTTATAGACGACAGTCAATATCTGTTGGCGTTCGATTCGTTTAATCGTGCAAAAGAAACAGGCTATGCGAAGTTTACCGATATGGCGGTACGTTTTCAGAAGATGATTACATTTATTATTGAGGGATTGCCCGATGATACAATCGTATATTTTTTGCACCATTGCGAGCAGACCGAAAACGGTAAAATTAAAGCGAAAACAATCGGTAAAATGTTGGACAATCAGTTGACCGTTGAGGGACTGTTTTCAATCGTTTTGCTATGTCAAGCTGACGGTCAAAGTCATAGTTTCATAACGCAATCAGACGGACATACAACGTGTAAGTCGCCTATGGATATGTTTGATTTAGAGATTGATAACGATTTGAAAGCAGTTGACGAAAGAATAAGAGAATATTACGGACTGAATGAGGAGGATAAGAATAATGAATAAGATACAAGGATATGACGAGGCGCAAGCATACACAGGTGAGAGCAGAGCATTGCCGGCAGGCAAATATATCTGCGAAATCAAGGGTGCAAAAGAGGTTGAAACCAAAAACGGTAAGAAACAGTTGGTATTGCAACTGGATATTGCAGAGGGCGAATACAAGGATTTTTATAGCGACCAATTTTCAAAAACTATTAAAGAAAAGGGAACGGCGGCAAAGTGGAACAACGGAGGACTTTTCAGACAAGGATACGAGGGTAAACAATTACCGTTTTTTAAAGGTATGATTACTTGTATTGAAGAAAGTAATGAGGGCTATGAATGGAATTGGGACGAAAAAACGCTTAAGGGTAAGAAAATAGGTGTATTGTTTGGACGTGAACAATACCTGATGAACGGTCAAAAAAAATGGGCGACTAAGGCAAGAGCGGTAAGAAGTATCAAAGGATTGGAAATGTCCGAAATTCCACAGGATAAACTGCTTGACGGAAGTGCATCGGGATTTGATACAAGCGGATTTGATGATGAGAACGAATCGGAAGAAGATTTGCCGTTTTAATATAGGTTAAGGAATGGGTGCTATGGAGAATGAAAACAGAATAACGATACCCGATTTCAGTAAAGACGATTTTTTAATATCATCAAAACCGTTTCAATGGATAATAGACCAAGCTGACGGCAACGAGTTCATCAAAGGTCAGCTTGTGGCGCAAATGGCAGAAAAGGCAAAGAAATTAAAAGTATCTAATTTCCGAACACAATTTTCAAACTACGTCAGAGCGCAAAAGGGTCAAAGCATTGTTTACGGCAACGTAATGGAGTTCAGTGGCACTGCAATAATGTGGGATACAGGCGAATGGATAGCAACTGATGACGGAGTGTATAGGTTTAAAGGACAGTTCAGCGAAAAAGTGACGGCGTGTCCACACCCGATATTTATGATAACAAGATATTCAAATGTAGATACTGATGTTGAAAGTGTGCAACTTGTTTACGGCAGACCGGGACGAAATTACAAAACTAAAATCGTTCCACGTTCTGACCTTGCAAGTGCGAACAAAATCGTAAAATTAGCTGAATACGGTGTCGGTGTAACATCGGAAAACGCAAAGGCACTTGTACAGTTTTTAAGTGATTTTGAAAGTATAAATTACGACAAAATAATCGAAAAGAAATCGTGCGATCATATGGGTTGGGTAGGCAGAGGATTTAAAGAATTTGCACCGTATATATCAGATTTGGAGTTTGAGGGACAGGATAGTTTCAGACAGTTATTTAATTCGGTAAGAGAAGTCGGCAGTTATGAAAAATGGCTTAAAACAATCAGAGATTACCGCAAAAACGGTAATATAGTTGTTCGCATGGTTATGGCGGCGAGTTTTGCGAGTGTACTGTTAAAACCGCTCGGAGCGTTGCCGTTCTTCGTTCACCTATGGGGC